GTCCGCGGCGATGCGCTCCACCACGGCTGTGCTCGCCTACCCGGACCAGCTCGGGGGGAAGCGCCGGATCCTCCACACCAAAGCCGGACCGGTCGACCTGTGGACACGGATCACCGGATATGCGTACATGCTGCGTGGTGAAGCGGGGCTCCGTCTGGACGAGTCACTGAGGTGGTGGTACGGGGACGATGATCTTGATTGGCGTGCCAGAGAGAAGGGCGGGGCGCTTCTCGTTCCGGGTCTCACGGTCGAGCACCGCTGCCCCAACGGATCGATGTACGAACGGCCGGAGCTCCAGGCGCAGGCAGGGCGGGACCGCGAGGCGTTCAAAGCGAAATGGGGCCGGACCCCGTGGTGAGCGAGGAGAAGTCCGATGAAGATCGCAGTGACCGGTGGGGCCGGATTTTTCGGCCGGGCCACCATCAGCGCGGCACAGGAAGCCGGACACACCGTGTGGGCGTTCGACCGCCTCCAGGGTCGGGACATCCTCGGATCCCTGGAGGCGCTGGGGGATGCGGACACGGTCATTCATCTTGCAGGGGTCCTCGGCACCACCGAGCTGTTCGACATGCCGGAAACAGCTCTTGAGGTCAACGTCAAGGGCACCCTGCGGATACTGGAGTGGTGCCGTACCCACCGGGCCGGCTATGTCGGCATCAGCATGCCCGACCCGTTCCCCAGCGTGTACACGGCGACGAAGGTCGCGGCCCGGCGCCTGAGTACCGCGTGGCACCATGCCTACGGGCTGCGTGTGGCCACCGTTCGGGCGTTCAACGGCTACGGCCCCTATCAGGCGTACGGGCCTGGCCATCCGCAGAAGATCCTGCCGACGTTCGCACGCGCGGCGTGGGAGAACCGTCCGCTGCCCGTCTGGGGCGACGGAGAACAGACCATGGACCTGGTGCACGCCGACGATGTGGGGCGGATGCTGGTTGCCGCAGTTGCGTACGGCGATGACGTGGTGTTCGACGCGGGCACCGGTGTACCGGTCACGGTCAACGAGCTGGCCGACTTCGTCCTTCAGGTGACGGGCAGTACGGCGGGGGTGGAGCATCTGCCGATGCGGCCGGGCGAGGTGCCAGTGAAGATCACTGCGGAGGGCGACGGGTGGGGTCGTCTGGACTGGAAGCCGGAACTGGACTGGGATCGGATTGCAGCGACCGTGAAATGGTACAAATGAAGGACCAGGGAGACCCAGTGGACAAGGACAGACGGAGGAAAATCATGGCTGACGTGGCCATAGTCAGTGCGGTGTATGACGGGTACGACTCGGTCAAGCCCGTTCTCAAGCAGACCGGGATCGAGGTGGACTGGGTGCTTGTCACGGACAAGGCACCTGCCGATCCCCTCGGCTGGCGTGTGGTGGTGAGGCCGCAGCCGAAGTTGGCCGCGGTACGTGCGGCGAAGCGCCCGAAGTTCCTGCCGTGGGAGTACACCGACGCACAGGCGAGTATCTGGGTGGATGCAGCGTTCCGGATCACCAGCCCGGATTTCGCGGCCGAAGCCCTCGAACTGGCCAAGCCCATCGCCCAGTGGGTTCATCCGTGGCGGGACTGCCTGTATCAGGAGGGTACGGAGATCGTCCGGCTGGGAATGGACCCCGATGGGCTGGCCGCTCCGCAGATGGACCGGTACCGGGACGCTGGTCATCCGGAGCGCTGGGGGTTGTGGGCGTCCGGGGTGATCGCCCGGCAGCACACCCCCGCTGTCAAGCGGATGGGTGCTACGTGGGCGCGGGAAGTCCGCGCGGGATCACAGCGCGATCAGGTTTCGCAGGCGTTCGTACTGCGTGAGGCGAAGCTACGCCCGGCCGCGCTGCCTGGTACGCACTTCGCAAATCCGTGGATGAAGCATGAGCCGAGTGGACGGCATCACTGATGGGTGCACAGATACCGAGCGTGGGCAGGACCGTGCACTACGTCAGTTATGGCACACCTGGCGGCGAGTACAGCTCGCAGTGCCGAGCGGCAGTCATCACAGCAGTGGAAGACCCTTCGGGAGATGCTGGGGGAGGGATTCTCTCGCTGGCGATACTCAACCCCACCGGAATGTTCTTCAATCAAGGCGTCTCACACGTGGAGTGTGGGCATGCGGTTGGCGGTACCTGGCACTGGCCGGAGCGTGTGTGATGCCCAGTATCGAGATCGGTGGCGGGAAACTCGTCCAGTCAGGGTGGATCAACCTGGACCCCCAGCACGGGACCGGGCCGTGGAAGCGGATGGCGCAGGGCGCGGCGTGGCCGACCGGTGACCGGACCATGGACGCTATCCGCGCGTCGCACGTGATGGAGCACATCCCGGCCGGCGAGCCGCGCATCACGGTGATGAACGAGGCGCACCGGGTCCTCAAGCCCGGTTCCGTGTTCGAGATCCGAGTGCCGAACTGTCTATCGGGAACCTGGCATGCGTTCGCCGACCCCACCCATGTCAGCTTCTGGTGCATGGCCAGTTTCCACTATCTGGACGGTACGAAGGCTGCGCACGCTGACTACGGTCTGCGACCGTGGAAGACGCTGGAGCTGAGGATCCAGGGAGACAACGAGATCCTGTGGAAGGGCACTCCGCGATGAAGCCGGGCGTCACCGTGGTCACGCCTTACCACGAGGCGCGAGAGCGCAACGGGATGCTGAAACGGGCCGCTGCGTCTGTGGCCGCACAGACGGTCCCCGTGGAACACATCCTCGCCCGGGATGTGTTCCACAAGGGCGCGGCCATGACCCGGAACTGCGGCATGGCCCTGGTGGAGACGGAGTGGACCGCGTTCCTTGACTCGGATGACGAGATGGATCCGGGTCATATCGCGGGGCTGCTGGCCTGTGCGGAGGAGACCGGGGCGGACTACGTGTACCCCTGGTTCCGGGTGAAGGGAGGTTCCGACCCGTTCCCCATGTTCTTCGGGAAGCCCTGGGACGACGATCACCCGCACTCCACCACCATCACGATTCTCGTGCGTACCGGCCTCGCGCGGAGTGTGGGTTTCAAGGGTGTGGGGGAGGATTTCGCGTTTACCAAGGGCTGCGTCGCTGCGGGCGCCCGCATCGTTCATCTCCCGGTCCGGAGCTGGACGTGGTGGCACCACGGGAAGAACTCCGCTGGCCGCCCCACTCGCGGGGACGCGGCCGTACGTTGAACCGGGCACACTCCGTCCATGGACACTGACCGTGTAGCGGTGGCGCAGCTGGCTGCGAGAGCTCTCGCCACCCGGGCGCATGCTCCGGCGCGGTGGCGCCCGCAGCCGCACCAGGTTCCGCCTCCGGGGGACTGGTACGGGTGGCTGCTTATGGCCGGGCGGGGATGTATCGCTCCATGGACACGGATCCTTGACCCGTTGACTGGGGTTGAAGCACCGGTGGCTGAGTTGGCTGCCTCCGGGCAGCCCATCACTGTGCTCGGTCTCGGGCACGACGGAGCTGTTCCGGTGCGCTGCGCTGCGCCGTTCCGTAAGGGGACAGCTGAGTGGTTGCGCTTCGAGCTGGACGACGGCAGCTCAGTCGCGGTTACTGGGGGTCACCGTTTTCTGACGCCTTCTGGCTGGCGGCGCGCTGACGAGCTGCTTTCCGGACACCTGCTTGGATGCGGCGCCAACCGTCCTCAGTCCAGTTCGGGGTCCGACCCGCGAGCGTCACACGAAGATGCTCCGCGTTCGACGCGAACAGCCGGAGGTTTGACGGATCGTTGTTCGACGGGTTGCCGTCGATATGGTCCACTACCTCGCCCGGTTCCAGATACCTTCCGATTTCCTGTTCCATCACCAGTCGGTGTTCCCGTACGTAGCCGCTCTGGGTGGCATGGGGGTGACCAGGCGCCTTCACCAAGATGTAACCAGCCTTGTCCGTCGTTCGGCCACCTCGCCAGAAGTGGTTACGTTCCGGACGCGCCTTGGCCGGCAGACGCGGCAGCCCAAGACGGATCATGCGTTCCCGGGCTACTTCCTCATTCACTCCCAGCTCCGCAGCGATCTCTCGACAACTCATCCCTTGAGATGCCCGTTTACGTAGCTGTCCCTCATCAAGGGGGGTCAGCTTGGCTGCGGACAGACGCGCCCGATGCTGTTCTGTCTTCTCTGCCCCTCGCAGTTTCACCCCGGCTGCCTGGAGGCGACGGCCAACCGTCTGGGGGCTGGTGCCGTATTCATTCGCTAGGTCTTTCAGGGACATCCCTGACTGATAGCGATCAATTGCGTCCGGTGGAAGTTTCCATTTCGGGGCCATGGTTGGATTCTACTACCTGGCGACGGGTGGTGTCCAAACAGAGTATCGGCTACGGGGAGTTCTACGACCTGCAAGTCCCCGGTGTACACAGCTACCTAGCGGAAGGCATCTGGCATCACAACAGCGGGAAGACCGCTGCCGCTGCCGCGTACCTGACCGACCACGTGAACGGTCCACCGTGCATCCCGGGCCCTGTACCGCACTGGATCGGCATCATCGCCCCGACGCTGGGAGACGCGGTCACAGCGTGCTGGGAAGGGCCGTCCGGGCTGCGGAGCCACAACCCGGGCGCCCGGCTGGTGCAGGCGCCGGGAGGCACGGTGATCCGTTGGCAGAACGGATCGCAGGCCAAACTGTTCGGGGCGGATGAACCGAAAGCTGCGGACCGGCTGCGGGCTGGTGGAAATCTTTGCACAGCGTGGCTGGAGGAATTCGCTGCGTGGCGGTACATGGACGCGTGCTGGGATCAGCTGCGGTTCGGTCTGCGGTCCGGGAGGCGTCCGCACTGGGTGGCGACAACCACCCCCCGGCCCCGCCCGCTGCTCAAGAAACTGATCTCCGGGGACATACCGAAGGTCGCCCACACGCACGCGACGATGTATGACAATCCGTACCTTGACCAGGGCGTGAAGGCCGCGCTGGAGGACGCGTACGCGGGTACGGAGATCGGCGATCAGGAACTGTACGGGCGGCTGCTGGAGGAGGTGCAGAACGCCCTGTGGCGCCGTACCTCGCTTGCCCATGGCCGGATCACCCCCGATCAGCTTCCCAGTACGGCGCGCATCACGGTGGGTGTGGACCCGTCCGGCGGGGCGGGGGAACAGGGGATCGTGGTCACAGCCAAGTCGGGTTTGGTGCTGCCCGGCACATTCCCTGAACCGGAGGAGATGGAGGGCGGCCAGCCCCGGGCCCGCGCGCACGGCTTCGTGCTGGACGACCGGACGTGCAGGCTTCAGCCGGAGGGCTGGGGAGCCCGTGCGGTACAGGCGGCCGTGGACTGGGAGGCGGATGACATCTGTGTGGAGGTCAACTACGGGGGCGATCAGGCGGTGGCGGTGCTGCGTACGGCGTGTGAGCGGATGGGGGTGAGTATCCCGCTCAAGCAGGTCCGGGCGACGCGGGGGAAGGTGATCCGGGCGCAGCCGGTGAGCGCGCTCAGTGCTCAGGGCCGCTGGCATCACGTCGGGGTGTTCGAGGAACTGGAGGGCCAGTTGTGTACCTGGTATCCGGAGCTGGGGTGGTCACCGGACAGACTGGACGCGATGGTGTGGGGCCCATGGCATATGCGGCTGGTACAGGCGGTGTCGTCCGGTCAGGGGTCGATTGCGTCGGCTGCTGCGGGCCGGAAGATCGGCTGACCGGGGCCGGTTACAGTACGTCATATGACGTGGATGCTGCTCACTCTCATGTCCCTCGCCACCTACCGGGGCACCCGGCTTGTCGTCGAGGACACCTTCCCCCCGGTCCTGTGGGTCCGTGCCCGACTGGCCGGCGACTGGGTACCGGTCCGGGCCCGGCACGCCCCGCAGAACGGTGGAGACCTCAAGGAACTCGACGGGGTCATGCACCGCTACGTGCAGCCCTGGCGCTGGTCACCCCGCTGGTTCGGGGAACTGGTCTCCTGCGCGTGGTGTGCATCCGGGTGGGTCGCTGCCGGAGTGACAGCGGCTGTCGCCCACTGGGGATCGGTACCGGATCCGGTCCTGGTGTGGGCAGCCGTGTGGGCCCTGGGCGCCCTTCTGGCAGCCCAGGAATGGGCGTGACATACTCAGGCACGCACTGTCCACGTGCGCTCTCCAGGACCCCCGCGCTTCCCCCGCGCGGGGGTCCTGCGCGTTTCACTGGCTACAGTAGATCCGTGGCCCGGATCCTGGAGGCGTAGCGATGGCGTGGTGGACGCTCGGCCTCGGCCGCCGCAAGGACACATCCCAGACCGACCGGGAAGCCCTGACCGCTGCCGCCATCCCCGTCAAGGACGCCCGCAACCAGTTCCTCCGGTCCTCCGATACCTGGCAGGAAGAGGTCTGGGGCTACTGGGAGAACCTGGGGGAGCTGCGGTATGCGACCGACTGGAAATCGGCGATGATGTCCCGGGTCAGGTTCTATGCGGCCGAGCTGTTGCCCGGTCAGGATGAGCCGGTGCGCCTGGAGGGTGACAGCCTGCCGGTGCAGATGATGACCATGCTGGCCGGAGGAGTCGCCGGGCAGGCCGGACTCATCAGCTCACTGACCACCCAGCTGGACATTCCCGGTGAGGGGTACCTGATCGGGGAATCCGACGGGGACGTCGACAGGTGGGCAGTGCGCTCCGTGGACGAGGTCCGGGCGCACCGTGGCACGTTCGAGGTGATCCGGGAGGACTCCCTTCAGGGCGCCCGGGAATGGCGCACGCTGGCATCGGATCATCTGGTGGTGCTGGTGCGGCGTCCGCACAAGAGGTGGTCGTATCTGCCGGATTCTCCGGCTCGTGCAGCTCGTGCAGCCATGCGGGAGCTTGAGTTGGTCAACCGGCATATTTCCGCGCAGTATCTGTCCCGTCTGGCGTCGGCCGGGGTGTTCCTGTACCCGCAGGAGATCGAGTTTCCGGTGAAAGAGGAGTACGCGGACGCTCCGGATCCGTTCGCGGCCGAGTTCATCGAGATCGCGGCTCAGGCCATCAGAGAACCGGGCACAGCTGCCGGCGTCGTACCGATCCCGATCAAGGTACCGGGCGAGTACCTGGACAAGATCAAACATCTCGACTTCACGCTCCAGATCGATGACCGGATCATCGACAAGCGGGACTCAGCGATCAAGCGCCTGGCAATGCAGCTGAACATCCCGTCCGAAGTTTTGATGGGTATGGCCGAGGTGAATCACTGGTCGGCGTGGCAATTGGAAGAGGGGGCGCTGAAAACGGTCATCGCCCCCGACGCGGAACTGATCTCTCAGGCGCTCACCACGGGTTACCTACAGCCTCGCCTTGCCGCGTCCGGTCAGGAGGACATCGGCCGTTACGTGGTCTGGTACGACTTGTCTGAGCTGGCTGTACGCCCGGACAAGTCCGGTAACGCTGTTCTGCTCTATGACCGGATGGAGATCGACGGAGACGCGCTGCGCAGGGAGACAGGGTTCAGTGACGAGGACAAGCCCGAGGGCGAGGAACTGAAGGAACAGGCACTGAAACGGATTATTCAGACGCTGCCGTCCGGTGCCGGGTCCGCCCTGTCGGAACTGATCGGTGAACAGGTCGTGATCACCCCTGTCCGGGCTGCGGAGGCAGGACCAGCACCGGATCCGGGCGAGTCTTCCCCGCAGCAGGATGAACGTACAGAGCCGGATACCAGGGAGGACGAACCACCGGAACCGGACATGTCCGTGCGCAGGACCGAACGCCTGATGGCACAGTCCCGGGCACCGCACCTGATCCGGTTCTCCGTCTCAGGTACGGATGTGCTGCATCCCCCGCTGTGCGACGCTCACGCGTACTCCTGCCCGTACACGAAGGGTGCGCTGATCATGGGTCGGTCTGTCCGGCCTGGCCGGAGCGGCACCTATGAATGCTCGCTGGACGCGTTCGGGACACTGCGTGTGGGAGGTATGGCGCCGATGCGCAGCACGGTGGATCTGCTGGTGACTGGAGGGCTGAATGGGCATCGTCGCTGACGATCCGTTTTTCCGGCTGCGTACGCTGCGGGCCGCTGCCGATGGGTCGCACACGTCCGGGGCGATGATCGCGCTCATGCCCACGGAGGAGGACGCGGAGCGTCTGGCGCTGCCCGGTGGGGAGGACGCGGGGGAGCTGCATCTGACTCTGTTCTTCCTCGGGGAGGGTGAGGACTGGAGTGAGGATCAGCGAACGGAGCTGATCAGCCTGGTTCGCAGCCGGCTGGAGGCGGAGCCTCCGGGGGCGGTACAGGCCCGCGTGTTCGGGGCGAACCACTGGAACGCGGGCAGTCCTGAACCGTGCTGGGTCCTCGGAGTGGGAGACGACCGGGACAGCGAGGGCGCCCGGCTTGAGGATCTGCACCGGCTTGCCACAGACGCTCTTGAGGACCGGCACGGACCGGATGACCTTCCGGTCCAGCACGCACCGTGGGCGCCGCACATCTGTGTGGCGTACTCGGGAGACACATCGCTGATCAAGAGTGTGGCCACCCGTATGGGCCCGGTCACGTTCGACCGTGTGCGACTGGCGTTCGGCGGGGAGCACACGGACATCCCGCTGGGTTCCGCTGTTACGGCTGCTGCGGGTCCGCTGCGCAGGCAGCCCCGGCCGGACGAGCGGTTCACTGACTTCACCCGGATGCAGGGTGACTGGGAGTCAGCCGTAGATGCTGTGATGGCCGACCTTGAGCCGCTGCGTCAGCAGCAGATCGAGACTCTGACGGGTGAAGTTCAGGCCGCTGCCGAACTCGGTGACCTGGACCTGTTGAATGCCTTGGCACTGGACGCGGCACCGGTAGAAGCCGTGCTGATTGATCACATGGTGCGTGCCGCACAGCAGGCCGGGGAAGCCCAGCAGAAGGAAGCGGAGGAACAGGGCGTAGCTGTTCCGGACTGGGAACTGGGCGGGGCTGTGACTGCCGCGGTGGGGCTGGATCTGCTGCGCTCCATCGCGGGCGTGACGGCCAGGATCCTGAACAGTTCTCTGGTTCAGTCCGCTGTCCGCCGGGCGCTGGAGCTGATCGGGCGCCCGCAGGTCTCCCCGGTCCAGGTGGGGGAGGAAGTGGGCGCCCACCTGGTCGGCCTGTCCGATGCCGGGCCGCGGGTCACGGTGGGCGGGGCGATCACGGCTGCGCAGAACGAGGGACGCCGCACCGTGCTGGAGGCCGCGCCCCCGGCACGTGTGTACACGGCGTCGGAAATCCTGGACCGCAACGTGTGCGGCCCGTGCCGGGACATCGACGGGACAGAGTTCGAGACGCTGGCCGATTCGCTGGTGGCTTACCCTGCGGGTGGCTACACAGCCTGTCTGGGCGGACCCCGGTGCAGGGGGACGGTAGTGGCGCTCTGGGAAGAGGAGACCTGAAATGGCCAAGCATCTGGAGATCCGGGAAGGCCATGACGGGTGCCCGGGGGAATCCCCGTGGGGTGTCGTGGATCTTGATACGGGTGAGACGGTGGGCTGCCACACCACGGAGGAACAGGCGCAGGAGCAGCGGGACCTTCTCTACGGAGAGGACGGCCCTGTGGCGGAGGCCGCATGGCGGGGACCGCTCGCGGTGGAGGGCATCACGACCGGTGACGGTCGGGAGTTCGCCCCGAAATCATTGACGTGGGAAGAGCCCCCGCTGTCGCTGCGCTGGAACAAGGAAGACAGCCACGGTGGTCAGCCGCGGACACTGGCCGTCAACGTCGGACGGATTGACCGGATCTGGCGCGAGGACGACCGGATCATGGGCGAAGGTGTCCTGAACCTTGCGGAGCCGGACGGGCAGCGGGTCTATGACCTGATCAAGGGTCGGTTCATTCGCGGGGTGTCGATCGATGCTGATTCGATCGGTGACGCGGACATCGAGTTCGTGTGGCCGGAGGACGACACGGAGGGCGCGGACGACGAAGGGGACATTCTAGATCTCCTGTTCGCCCAACCGGAAAAGATGATCTTCCATGCGGGGCGTATCCGCGCGGCAACCCTGGTCGACATCCCCGCATTCGCCGAAGCGTACGTGGAGATTCTGGACGAGGCCGGGGCCGTTGTGGCGGGCGGACGCCTGGATTCGTTCGGTCCCGTGGCCAGTCACGACACCCCCACCACTGACGAGTCCTGGGACGGCCCGGCCAGTGAACAGCGGCTCCCGTCGCCCATGACGGTGGAGACGGCCCGTGACGCTTACGCATGGATCGACACGGACAGTATCGAAGACGGAGAGCTGACCAAGCAGGCGTGCCGATTCATCCACCACGAAGTCAGCGCGCAGGGACGTCCGGGAGCGGCGAACCTGACCGCATGCAGTACCGGTATCGGTGTCCTGAACGGAGCACGGGGCGGAACCACGATCCCGGGCGCCGATATCCAGGGCGTGTACAACCACCTGGCGCGCCATCTGCGGGACGCCGGGCGCACCCCGCCGGAGCTGATGACAGCCGGAGAAGTGGTGACGGCCAGCGCGGACGTGGGTGAGTGGGTCCCGCCGGCCGCGTGGTTCCGGGACCCGGGTCTGTCGGTGCCCACCGCGATCACCATCGACGCGTCCGGCCGGGTGTACGGGCACGCCGCGCAGTGGGGATCCTGCCATGTGGGGTTCTCCGACCAGTGTGTGCAGCCCCCGCGGGAGGACGGACACCCGTTCTTCATGACGGGCGAGCTGACGACGGAGGACGGCAGCACGGTGGCAGTCGGTCAGCTCACGGTGGGGACAGGGCACGCCCCGCTGAACATGGGTGCTTCCCCGGCCGCTGAGCACTACGACAACACGGGATCGGCCGTCGCGGACGTGGCGGTGGGCAATGACAGGCACGGCATCTGGGTGGCGGGCGCGGTGCGCGGCACGGCGGACGCGGACCGGGTCCATGAGCTGCGAGCGTCAGGTCAGGTATCGGGGGACTGGCGGCGTATCGGCGGCCAGCTGCGTCTGGTCGGGCTGCTGGCGGTCAACGTCCCGGGGTTCCCGGTGCCCCGTATGGCTGCCAGGGTCGCGTCCGGTGCGCAGATGGCTCTTGTTGCTGCCGGACGGCCCTCAGTGTCCCGTCGCCCTATCATTGAACCTGTCAAGGTAAATACCCGGGAAGTCCTGGACGCCCTGGCCGCTCGGGTTCACGGAAGGTGATCATCATGTGCGGATGCAGGAAGAACAAGCCGCGCCCGGTTCCGGTACCGCCCTCCGGCGGGTAATCGACCTGGTGAACGAACCCCTCCGGCAGAGGCCCCCGGAGGGGTTCGTTTCGTTAACGAGTCCACTTAAATCGGGTCATCTTTGCCGTATCGGGCGCACGTTGCTACATTGACCCTGAGTAACAAGAGTCCGCGCACGGTCTCAGAAGGGGGCACCATGGCCCACGAGGAACTGTTTTCAGCCCCCGATGATCTCGCGCTCACCAGCGATGACGAACTCAAGGCGCTGGAAACCACCGGGGTTTCGGAGTTCAACCGCGTCAACGGTCTGGACGACATCGACACCGGACTGCTCCAGTACGCCGAAGAGGTGACAGACAGCCTGGACCGCATCCGGGCTGAACTCGCGGCCCGTGAAGTCCGGGCGCAGCACCTCGCGGACCAGCAGCGCGTCAAGCAGTCCGACCAGATGTCCAAGCTCCGCACCCGTGTCAACGGACCGGAGGATGCGGTTCAGGGCGCGCCGCCGGCCGCCGCGGCCATCGACACCGAGGCCATCGCAGCAGCCGCTGCCCAGGGCGCCATCAAAGGGCTCACTGCCGTGTACGCGGACCGGCGCGGCAGCATCGAAAGCCGTATCGCGTCCCTGTCGGACACCGCGAAGAACGCTCCTCAGCCTCAGGCACCCACCGCCCGCCTGTCCGTCACGGCGTCCGTGGACATCCCCGGTGTCTCCCCCGGTGGTGAGCTGTCCACGCTGGACGCGCTGACCGAAGCCATGACCAAGAAGGCGCGGAGCCTTCCCGTCACCCGGACCGGCTCAACCGAAGGCCACACCGTGGCCACGGTCCGCAACGCTTTCGAACACACGGTGGATGACCGTACGTCCCCCGCCCAGATCGAGGAACTGATCCGGCATCTCACCCGGCCGGACCTGAAGGATTCCCTGGTGGCGGGCGGAGGCTGGTGCGCCCCCTCCGAGATCCGGTACGACTTCTTCAACATCGCCTGCGAAGACGGCATGATCGATCTGCCGACCTTCGGCGTGAGCCGTGGCGGCATCCGTTTCCCGGTCTCCCCGAGTCTGGCCGACGCCCTCAACGGTGCGTTCGGAGGCTTCTCCGTCCCGCTCAGCTCCGAGTCCAACCCGTGGCTGTGGACCGAAGCCGACGACATCGCCACCGTCACCGGCTCCCCCAACAAGCCGTGTGTCCGCGTCCCCTGCCCGGACTTCGAGGAGGAGCGCCTCGAGTGCTACGGCATCTGCCTGACGGCGGGCAACCTCACGGACGACGCCTATCCCGAGGCGACCCGCAACATGCTGCGGCTCCTCATGTCCGCGCACGCCAAGGCGATGAACGCCCGCACCATCGCACAGATGGTGGCCCAGTCGCTGGTGACTGTGAGCGGCGGAGAGTTCGCGGGGGGCGGCACTCCGGCCACTGCGAAGCCGGCCTATCAGCAGATCCTCTCCGGCATGGACCTGGCCGCGACGGACTACCGTTCCCGGTTCGGCATGTGCATGGATGACGTGCTGGAGATCGTTGCCCCGTTCTGGGTCCGCAACGTACTGCGGGCGGACTTGGCCTGGCGTACCGGTGTGGACCTGCTGTCCGTCACTGACGCCATGATCAACAGTTTCTTCGCGGACCGGAACCTGAGGGTCCAGTTCGTCAACGACTGGCAGATCCGGGGAGCCGGCCAGTTCGGCAACGCCACCCCGATGACTGCGTGGCCGACCAGTGCTCAGTTCATGGTGTACGCGGCCGGTACGTTCATCCGGGGCCAGGGCCTGAGTCTGGACCTCGGTGTGATCCGGGACAGTGTCCTGAACGCGGAGAACGACTTCACGGCCGCATGGTCCGAGGAATGCCAGCTGGTTGCCCGTGTGGGCCATGAGTCCCGGCTGTACACCACGACTTTCTCCGTGATGGGCGCTACCACCGTGGCCACCCTGACTCCGGGTACGGACATCGATCCTTTCCCGAACCTCTGATCCACGGACCTGAAAGGGAGGTGAACGGCCATGGCCGGAGCACGTCCGATCGTTGATCCGCCCGCGTTCACCTCCCTGCCGTACGGCCTGTGGGACACGGCGCAGAAGCCGACCGCCCCCGCTCACTGGCGTAACGGCATAACCCACATTGAGCGGTGTCCGGTCGGTGGAACCACCTATGACGAGTGCGTGTCGGTCACCGGAACGGGTGCTCCCCCGGAGCCGGAGCCCAAGAGCGCCAACGTCACACAGGACTTCCGGGGCGCCACACCGATTACGGTGTTCGCCCGGTTCGACTGCTCCCCGGTCGGGCTGTCCGACGTGGACTCAGTGGCCACAGATGCTCTGTCCCGCGTAGAGGAATCACAGCTGGAAACGGCGTTCTGGACAGGCACCGCCGGCGGTGTGACAACCGTGTTCCCGCATCTGGCGGCAGACGCCGGGGTGGAGGATGCGCAGAGCATCACGCTCCAGACTGCCGCGTCCGTGTGTATCACCGGCGTGGACGCGGCCCATGGACTGGGTGTCCTGGAACAGTGTCTCGACGACTGCTATGAGGGACAGGGCGTCCTGCATGTCCCCCGGCTGGCCCTGGCGACACTGGACGCGTGGGGTCTTGTCCGGGACACAGACGGGACACTGCGGACACTGTCCGGGAACCTTGTCGCGGTGGGCGGGGGATATCCGAACACCGGGCCGGACGGGACTGCGGCCCCTGCCGGAACTGCGTGGATTTACGCGACGGGGGCTGTGTTCGGGTACCGGGGCGATGTGTTCGCAACGCAGGTCCGGGACAGCCTGGACCGGGCCGAGAACACCGTGGAAATGCTCGCGGAGCGCACATACGTGATGGCGTGGGAGTGCTGCCATCTCGCTGCTTTGATCAATCTGGGTGTACCGGAGGACTGAAACCATGGCCATTTCAACCTGCGTGACGCCCATCAAAGGCACGCATCTTCGTATCGTCGCTCTGGACGTGTGCGGAGTCCCGATCACCGGGGACTCAGGCCTGGTCATGGTGACCCGTGGCTTCGTTCAGGTACAGATGGCGCCCCAGTACCAGGACGGTGAAGAGTTCTTCGAGCGCACCGCATCCGGTCTGCCGTGCGTGAACCAGCGGGACGACCCGACGCTTCAGCGGATGGATCTCACGATCGATTTCTGTGAGATCAACGTTCTGGGTGCGTCATGGATCACCTCGGCCCGGACACTGACCACGGGCACTCCGGCCACCGGTACCGGCTTCGCGGTCGCAGAGGGTAATCCCGTCAACAGGTACAGCCTCGAAGTGTGGCAGGAGATCGCAGGCCAGGCAGCCTGCGATGCGACCGGGGCTCAGCGGTACATTTACAACGCGTGGCCCAACGTGGGGTCCACCAGGATCGGCACCTACACGATTCAGAACGGCAGGTCCACACTCCAGGTGATCTCGGAGACCAGGGCCGCATCCCCGTTGTGGGATGACCTGGTAGGCGCCGCGTGGCTACCGGCCGGGGAAACCGTGGAGGATGACGAACACTGGCTGTGGAACGTCACCACCACGCCCCCGCCCACCGCAGCGTGTGACACCACCACAATCCCCGCGTAGGAGAATCCATGGCAACGGCCGGTCCTGGTTCGGATTTCGGTCCGTGCGCGGACTGGCCGGTGCATCTGATCTGCGATGTGTCGGCGGAGTCGCCCGTGCTTACGGGCCTGGCTGTGTCGCTGGCCACGGACCTGCTGTGGGGCCTGACCGGAATGCGGTTCGGCCTGTGCGACGTGACACTGAGGCCATGCCGCCGGGACTGCTACGGGGCGTTCCCGGAAGGGGTCGTTCCGTTCAGCGGGCAGTACCCCCGTCCGGCGCTGATCGGCGGCCAGTGGTTCAACCTGGGGTGCGGGGGCTGCCCGGGGACGTGCTCGTGTTCGTCGGTCAGCGAGTTCGTTCTTCCGTCCCCGGTCCACCGGATCGTGGAAATCAAAATCGACGGCACACCGATGCCCACCGGGTCCTACCGGCTGGATAACAACCGGATCGTCATCCGTACGGACGGTGGTCTGTGGCCGCTGTGTAACGATCTGGGATCCGATGACACGGAGCCGGGTACCTGGTCGGTCACGGCCACGTTCGGGGAGGTCATCCCGGAGGGCGCGGCACTGGCGATGGGCGCGCTGGTGTGCGAGATCATCCGTGCCGGGCAGGGCGCGGACTGCAACCTGCCGCCGGGCCTGACGCAGTTGATCCGGCAGGGCGTGACGATCCAGTATCCGGACATCGGTGAACTGCTGAGACAGGGCCGGACAGGTATTTGGCTGGTGGACGCGTTCGTCAACACGTGGAACCCGTCGAACTTGCGGGCCCGGTCCCGGGTGTACAACGTGGACCGGCCGACAGTGAGGCGCCCGGACACCGGAGCCCCACCGTGACCGGGAGGAGGATGACGTGCTGTTCGGCCCCCTGAAGTGGTACACGCTGGCGGAAGAGATCCGGGTGGCGGTGCATGATGCGCTGACGGTGAAGCCGTTGCGGTCCGGTGTGGTGCCCGGCGCCATCGCATGGGACGAATGTGACTGCGGGCTGCTGGCGGTGTCCGTGAACCAGATCTATCCGTCCGAGGTGTTTCCCGACCTGATCCAGCAGCCGGCAGGGAACTGCGGAGCCGCACTCAACGTGGCGGAGCTGGTCATTCAGGTGGTGCGGTGCGCGCCCAACCCGGACGGTCAGTCCCTGTCACCGACCGTGGCGGAGCTGGACGCGTCCGCCCGGGAGGTCCTGCGGGACGCTTACGAGATGATCTGTTCTGTACAGGAACGGCTCCAGGAGATGGACGACGCCCGGGACATCGACAGCTACATGCTGCGCCCCCTGACAGCACAGGGGCCGTCAGGGGGCTGCGTCGGGAACGAGCTGCGGGTTCTGGTCAGCCTGTCCTAGTGGTGGGTGGCGTCACTCGGTGCGGCCTTCGTCGCGGTCTCGTACCGATGCTTGAACAGATCGTCGGTCAGCATCTCGTACCGGAGCGGTCCGGCTTTGTGGCGGATAATCCAGCCGTTCTTGGGGACCGTAACCGACCACTTGAGTGTGTGGACGCTCAGGCCGCCACGAGTCAGAGATGTTGCCGCGTGGTCCTCTCCTCCGAGGAAGCTCTGGATCTCTTCTGTACGTCCGACCCAGCCATTCCACTGAATCGCGTAGACCGTGTGCTGTCGAGGGGTGTACTCGTTGCTCATGGCTGTCCTTTCTCCTGTAGCGGCACAACCTTGATTTCCTGGGTGACGTCCAGGGCGGACGGGACCGATGCCGCGAAGTGGTTCTCGAGCTTCGCCACCAGGGCTCGCAGCTCGGCTATCTGATGGTCGCGGTACATCAGCTGTGCCCGGAGCCGGGCAATCTGCTGGTACAGCTCCTTGACGTGCGTCCGGCTGTTCCTCAGGAGGTGGGTCGCTGCGTCGAGCTGCTGGCGGACTTCACGCGGTCCGGGGCTCCTGTGTTGCCCTCGACTGGAGTTCCACCACATCGCCGCTCACCTCCGGGCGATCGGAGTCGTTGCCGTGCACGGGGCATTCAGGGGCCACGTGGGTCGGATCGGTGGTCGCCATCACTCCTCACCCCTTTCGATCTTGAGGGCCAGCTCGAACAGCCACAGCGCCTTGGCGGTGTCCAGCTCGTTGCGCGCCCGGTCGAACAGCTGGTCGGTGATCTTCTGCCGTTCCGCCTGCGCGGGGCCCAGCATCGGCGCTGCCTGCTTGCCGAAGTCGACTGCACGGCATACGTCACAACGCCAGCCGCTCCCGTACCTCCGGATAGTTCCCCCGCAGTCGTCGTCAGCATGACGGAACGGACCGGTCTCACGCTGCGCGGGGTCCATCCACACATCGACGACGCGCGGGCCGGCAGCGCTGTACTTGCTGATGAGGCTCTGAAGCAGCACTACGGCCTTGTCGTTGTCTTCCTCGGCGTAGATCTCCTGAGCCTCGGCACTGCCGATGCCGAGGGCCTCAGCAGTGCCGAGGATGGGCTCCGGGAACGAGTCGTCCAAGACGTCCACGTACGGGGAGCAGTGGAGGTTCCGGGCCTCGTGGGCGAAGAACAGCGACCATCCGCCGATGTCCCGAGTGAGCCCGGGGCCGTGCCCGATCTGTGTGGAGCCCTGGTCGTGCGTTTCCGGGTGCTCGGTTACCTGCTGGAGTACGCGCTTCATGAGTGCGGTGTTTGCCATGGTCTCGTTCCTCTCGGTGTGGTGAGTCTTACGTGTCTCCGGTGGGTTATGGCGCCCGTACGGCTGGACCGTCCGGAGACTGGGGTGTCAGTTCTCGTCGTCCCAGGCAATGCGAGTCTTGCGGCCAACGCCGATCAGTCTGTGAGCGTTGTTAGCCAGCCAAGCCTCCGCGTCCTTCTCAGTGGCGAAGGGGCCCGCTTCGGTGTACCAGTCGGGGCCGATCCGGAAACCGGCCGTCTCTATGAACCACATGTCGTCCGCTCCTTGGTGAGTTCCTGTGGTGATGACCCCACCCTGTCAGGGCACGACAGGTCTGTCAACCCCTGGGGCCAACAACCTTGATGGGCTTGTCATACCCCTAGACACGGTTGTACCATGACGCTCATGGCATACCTCACGAAGAAAGAAGCAGCGCAGCGACTCGGGGTGTCGGTACGCACGATCAACCGGCTCATCACGAGCGAGCGACTCACCCGGCACGGATCGGACCAGCTGGTGCTGGTCGATTCAGACGAACTCCTGCCCTGCCCCACCTGCGGGCACGGACTCGGCAAGGGAGCGTACGTATGAGCCACGCCGACCTGTACCCCACCCTCGGGGGAGACCATGGGTGCTGAGCTGACCGCCGGACGCCCCCTGATCCTGGAGAACGTCCCGGACGACGTGATGAAGGGCGCCGAACGGCAAGTCGAACGCCACGCGGTCGATGAGGCCGATCGGGCCCGTCTGCTGGCCATGCTCGGACTGACTGTCCCGACCACCACAGGAGGAGAAAGCGAATGAGTAACACTGACGATGAGCGCCGGGAGCGGTACGCGGCGGCAATCGGTAAGGGGCTGCCCATGTCGTCAGGGAGGGCACGCCTTGTGCCCGCCATGAACGCCATGGCGGTCGCTGATGGGGAGCAGGCGGAGCTGCGCAGCAAGGCGGAGAACCTGGCCGTCATGTATAACCAGTCACAGACTCAGGTGAGCGATTTGATCGACGAGCGGGACCAGATCCGGGAGGAGCTGGCGGAGCTACGGGCCGAAGTACTGGCAGAAGCTCAGCGCGAAGTAGTGATATGGCTCAACAAGAAGGCCGTAGAGTACCGGTCCGTTCGCGGCCCTTCGGCAGACACGGTCAAAACTCTGGCCAGCAAGGTCAGCCGGGGTGCCATCCGAATCTTCCAGGACCAGGCATCGGACAGTCAGGAGGTCAAGACAACGCCATGACAGCCGACATCATCCGCACCGGTCTGTGCTGGTTCGCGCTCTCCGTCGCCCTGGCGGCCGGCTGGATCTGGACCCGATCCGCCGACAAGCGTAAGGGCCGCTGATAACCAAAGCCCCCCGGGAGCTATCTCGACCGGGGGGCTTTTCGGTGTCCTCACCACAAGGAGCAACGCACAATCGAGCGTACCGTGGATACATGAGCCTGACCACCAGCGTGTCCGTGACCATCAACCGGAATGCCCTGGAGCGGATGCTGAGGCTTCCCGGCGGCCTGGTGTACGAGAGCATGCGGCGGAGGCTGAACAGGGCTGAGGCAGTCGCCAGGGTCACTGCACCGGGCAGCATGTCCGAGCACATCTCGTCCAGCATCGACGGACGGGGGCGGAACATCATCGGCCGGCTCGAATCAACGCACCCGGCAACCATTTACGTGATCAAGGGGACGCGGCCCCACATCATCCGGCCGGTACGGGCGAAGGCATTGCGGTTCATGGTCGGCGGCCGGGTGGTATACGCAAGGATCGTCCGTCACCCGGGCAACGCCCCGAACGACTTCCTCACGCGGGCTCTGCGGGCAGCACGATGAACGGCCCCAGGCACATGGCCTGGGGCCGTTCATCGTTGATCCGTCTCTCACTCTCCTCCGGCTGCCCACGCGAACAGCGTCGCCAGGTTGACCTGAGCCACCGGCCTGCCGTCCTGGTGCAGTGTCACGTACATCTCGGTGCCTGATCCGTGGAAGCCGGACCCCCAGAACCCGGCGTTATCAAAGCTGTCACCGTCCGTGGTCGCAGTGACACCCAGCTCGTCCGACTCGTGCCAGTCGGGGCGCACTTTCAGCTGCCGGGCCAGCCGGACAAGCTCGCGCTGTTTGGTGATCCTCTTCATGCCTGGTTCCTCCGTCAGTTGTTCTTCGGTTCGTCAGGTTGTGCCGCCACATGCCGTTGACGGCCACCAAGGCAGATGGAACACAACTCCGCGTAGTTTTGGTTGTCCAGTACCTCTTGACTAGGCAATCCATGCTGGGTGTCCTCCACCGATTCACGAACCCACCGCATTCCGCAGTGGACATATGTGGGGTAACGCAAACCTTCGCGTACCCATACACGGCCATGATGATCAGTGATGAACCGGGGGTCACTCACGCCAGCTCCAGTCTTCATGTCGTTCCTCCGTCTGTCCGGGTTACTAATTTAAATAAACCACGTAGGGGCCAGGTAGTCAACCCCGAGTGTCCGGTTCGCCGGAAGTGCGGGCGTATGCCGGTGTAGGGAGAGTGCCCGGAGTGGGCAAAAAGACATCCTCCCCCATACGTCTCTCACTCTGCATCCAGAGTGATGCATTGCTTGTAATGTACAGGTACCTAGAGACAGTCAGACGTATGGGGGAGGATGTCTTTTTGCCCACTCCGGGCACTCCGGGCACTCTCCCGGAATGATCTTGGTTTTCCTCTCCGTACCGTGGCCCCATGGACGGTGTGAAGGACTTCTCAAGGAAGCGGGAGCCGATCCGCTTCCGTATCGACGACGACATGTTCGAGGCGGCCCCGGCGCTCCCGGCCGGCACCCTCGCGGAATTCGCGGCCCGCTTCTCCGGTCTGCGCGACAGCCCCGGCAGCGCCGACGTAGCGCCCCTGTACGAGGCTCTGTCGATGGTGCTGCTCCCCGAGTCATACGAGCGGTTCGCTGCCCGCATGAAGGATTTGGCCGCGCCCATCGACGTGAACCAGCTCAACGACGTGATCGTGTGGCTCATGGAGCACTACGGGAAGCGCCCTACCGTACCGTCCTCGATCTCCTCACCTGGGGCTGCGGACCAGTCACCTGGCATGAACTCGACGGACGCGCAGCATCCTGCGGTATCGATCTCCTCTCTCTCCCCTCAGACCGTTTCCTGAACCTGATCTACAGCGAGATGACACGCCGTATCCAGCCCGCTGAGGGCCAGAGTCCGGAGAACGCCCGGAAGGCGTTTGACGGACAACTTGGCGTGTCCGGGTGGGGCACACCCCTGCACAAGGCCACGGACGTGGAACGGCCCGATCCCGGGGCCCCCTGGTGGTGGCAGGGTGAGGAAGAGGCCAGCTCGAGTTTCCTCGCCTCGATGGGTGTTGCCCTGTGAGCACTCCCGGTGGTGAGGATCTCGGTACCACGCGCATCGACGTGGAGGCGGACACCTCCCCGGCACGGCGCGCCATCGCGGCGTTCGCCCAGAGCACCTCGCGTTCCCTGGCGCTGACCGGTGCGGCCCTGGGGTCCCTGGCGCCCGCTCTGGGCGGGATCGTGTCCACCGCTGCCGCCATCGGTCCGGCCGCTGCCACAGCCGCTCCGGCGATCCTCGCTGTGGGCGCTGCTGCGGGCGCTGTTCAGCTGGCCACCGCAGGCATGGGCGATGCCATCGAGGCGGCGTTCGCCAGCGGGGAGACCTCGGCCGAGGATTTCGCGGCAGCCCTGGAGAACCTGGCGCCTTCCGCACAGGCGTTCGCTCTGGAGGTGCAGGCGCTCAGCGGGGATTTCCGGGCGTTCCAGCAAGCTGTTCAGCAGGAGTTCTTCGAGGGTCTTGACGGGACTCTGCGGGACCTGGCAACCACCACGCTGCCGGTGCTGGAGACCGGTCTGACGGAAACAGCCGCTGTGATGCGGAACATGGCCCAGGGCACAGCGGAGGCGGCCAACGAACTGTCCGAGTCCGGTTCCCTGGGACGTGCGCTGGCAGGCGCCAACGAGGGACTTGCGTCTCTGTCCACGATCCCCGGAAACTTGCTGCGTTCTCTGGTTCTGCTGGCGGAGGGGGCTTCTCCAGGCCTGACGCGGATCGGGGATGCCGCCAGCGGGGCCCTGGAGGGGGCCGTGGAGTCCTTGGCGGGTGCTGTTGAGTCAGGGGCCCTGGAGGGTGCCGTTGATCGCTCTCTGGACATCCTGGGGCAGCTGGGGGACATCGCGGGAAGCGCGTTCAGTTCGCTGAACAACATCATCAGCGCCACAGGCACCACAGCAGAAGTCTTTCTCGATGCTGTCCAGGACGTTTTCGAAATCCTGGAATCGGCCACGGAGACGACACTTTTCCAGGATGTCCTTGTTGGTCTGGCCGACACGATGAGTCTCATAGCGAACTCGGTCGGCCCGATCTTCGCCACGGTCCTGCGGACTGTCCTGGAGGCGGCAGACGTCCTGATCGGCCCCATTCAGACCCTGGTGCAGGCCCTGTCGGACGGTCTCACACCGGTGATGGACGCGCTCAGCCCGGTGGTCGTGGCCCTGGCTCAGTCACTGGGTGCGTTCGCGGAAGCTTTCGCCCCGCTGCTGGTCGTGGCGGGACAGCTGATCGCTGCCTTCGGTCCGGCACTCGAATTCGTGTTCGATGCCCTGGCCCAGGTGTTCACCGCCCTCGCGCCCCTGGTCGAGCAGCTGGCCGACGCGGTGTCCGGGACACTGGCCCCGGCGCTGGACACACTGACCGGATTCCTGGATCCATTGCTGGACACGTTCGGGACGCTGACGGACACCATGGTTCCGGTCCTGTCCGGAGTGCTGGACACTCTGGCCCAGGTTTTCGGCGCGCTGGTCACTGCGGTGGCCCCGGTACTGGCTGTGCTCAGCGACATGGCTCAGTCGGTGCTGCCTGTCTTCCTGGGCCTGATCACCACACTGTCCCCGCTGCTGGGCATCCTGGCCGACGTCTTCACCACGCTGATCGAGGCGGTGGCGCCTCTGTCACTGGCCGTGGCCGAGCTGCTGTCGGACGTGTTCGAGGAAGCGGGGCCACTGCTGCAAGAGGTGGCCGGCTTCCTGGTGGTGCTGGCCGGTGCGTTCGGCACAGCGCTGGAGGCTGTATCCCCGCTGCTGGGGATTCTCGGAGACCTGATCTCGCAGCTGAGCGCCCCGATTCAGTCCGTCCTGCAAACGGTGGCGCAGTTGTTCAGCTCGCTGGAACCGGTCATCGGATCCCTCACGCAGGTGATCGTCGACGTTGCGCCCGCAGTGCTGGCACTGGTGGCCGCCATCGGCCCCGCACTGGCACCCGTCCTCCAGGCTGCCTCACAGTTGTTCGCGCTGCTGATACCCGTTATCGACGCGGCTGCCCAGGTCCTTGCCCAGCTGGCGCCCGTGGTGACAACCCTGGTGATCGCCCTGGCAGGTGCACTGCAACCAGTTCTTGAGCAGCTGCCGGTGATCCTCCAGCCGATCCTCGATCTGTTCCTGGTCCTGGTAGAGGCACTGCTCCCTGTGGTGCTGGAACTGATCTCCTCCCTGACTCCCACGGTCGTGGCACTGGTTGATATCTTCGCCGCACTGGCGGAGATCCTGGGGCCGGTACTGGACGTGCTGGCGTCGCTGATCAGCGAAGCGCTGACCGTACTGATAGCCATCCTTGAGCCGCTGATCGGGCTGGTGTCCGCACTTGCCGAAGTTTTCGCGGGCGCCCTGGCAGCCCACCTGCGGGACACGGTGGTGCCCGCGCTTCAGGCCGTGGCCGCCTTGCTGCGGGGAGACTTCTCTGGTGCCTTCGGTCTGGCGAGAGAGGCCGTGACGGGCTTCCTGGGCAATGTCGTGGCGCTGTTCATCCGGCTTCCCGGCCGCATCGTGGTGGCCCTGGCCGAGCTGAGCCACCGGCTGCTCCGCAGTGCACTGGCCGGCGGCCGGGGCTTCCTGACGGGACTCATTCAGTTCAGTCTCAGTGCGGTCCGCCTGGCAGCTGGAATCCCGGCGCGCATCCTCCGGGCACTGGGGAACCTGAGCGGCTTCCTGTTCAACGCGGGTGCAGCCCTGATCGGAGGGTTCATTGACGGCATCACGTCCCAGTTCCAGCGGGCCCGGGACGTGGCGGGCAACCTTCTCGGCAGCATCCGGAACCTGTTCCCCGGGAGCCCGGCCAAGGAGGGCCCGTTCTCCGGGCGCGGGTGGGTGTCCTTCTCCGGTGAAGCCGTCTCAGAGGCGTTCGCACAGGGCATGCTCGACCGGGAGCGGGATGTGGTCCGGGCGGCCGAGGACATCCTGAGGTCCGTCCGCGAGCCCTTCAACATGACAGCCGAGGTGAACGGATCCGTGGCGGGACCGGATGCTGCCCCGTTGCAGCTGGCCGTATCCCCGGTGGCCGTGGCCGTGGCCCCGCCGACGCAGCCTTCGGTGGTGAACCTGACGCTGGAGAACCGGGGTGTCATCGGTTCCCGTACGGAGATGCTGGACTGGTTGACGGGCGCACTGGACGACCTGCGCAGGCAGCGGCGTCTGCCGTCCGTGGTGGGGGAGTTCCTGTGACCTGGAGCCCGTGCGTCACCGGAGCGGCGTACACACTGCTGGTGGACTGGGACGGTGACGGGGTCGTCACCGGAACCGGGGACGATGTCACACAGTCCGTACTCGGGGACGGCAGCTGGACAGCAGCTTACGGACGGGATCAGTCCCGGCAGCTGTCCCCGGGGAGGGTCGGGGTGGGCGGCTTCACCCTGTGCAACGCGGACCGGGTGTACTCCCCGGAGAACCCGGACTCCCCGCTGGCCGATGAGCTGGGCCCCGGCCGCGACGTGTTCTTTGACGCGGCCCTGGGCGGTGTGGATTTCCCCCTGTTCCGTGGCCGGATCGACGACTTCACGGTCCATCCGGACAGGGGGGACACGACAGCTGACTTCACGATCGTTGACGGCCTGGCTCAGCTCCAGTCGGTCGTCCTGTCCACGCCCCTGTTCCCGGCACTGCGCACCGGTGAGGTCATCACGGAGATCCTGGACGAGGCGGGGTGGCCTGCGGACAGGCGCGATATCGACGTGGGCGCCACGTACATGCCGTTCTGGTGGGCGGAGGAGACGGACGCATTCACAGCGGTACAGGAAATGGTCCTGGCGGAGGGCCCGCCGGCCATCGCCTATGTGGAGAAGGACGGCACGTTCGTCTTCCGGGACAGGCACCACCGGATTCTGCGTCCGAGGTCTCTCACGTCTCAGGCGTCCTACGCGGCCACCCGGGTGTCCTGCGACGCGCCTGCCGTAACGGGTCTCTCGTACACGGCGCCGTTTGTGTACGAGACAGGGTGGCGGGACATCATCAACGTGGTGGGACAGGACGTGACGGTTCTGGTGCGGAACGCCTACCGGCAGGTCGTCTGGTCGACGGACTCCCCGTTCTCCATCCTCCCGGGACAGACGGTGTCCGTCCGTGTCCAGTCGTCTGTCCCGTTCGAGGACGCGGCGGTGCCGACCACCACAGGCAGTGACCCGGACATCGTCTGGTCGGGTACCGGGACCGTGTCCGCGACCCTGTCCCGTACCTCCGGACAGGGGGTGATCATCCGGGTGACGTCGATAGGCGGTCCGGCGACGGTCGGTTTCATGAGGCTCCGGGCACGCCCTCTGGAGCGTGCCCGGACAGTCGCGATCCAGGAGGAGGACACAGCGTCGTCAGGCACCAACGGGCGCAGGTTCTACCCGCTGACGATCCCGTTCGCCACACTGGAGGACGTTCGGGCGGTGGCGCTGGTGATCCTCGCCAACTACGCCTCGCGCCGGCCGACCGTGCGCATGCGCGTGGTGTCCTGTGACCCGGAACATCTACGGGAGATCTTCGTGCGGACGGTGTCCGACCGGATCACGATCCGCAATGACGAACTGGGCATGGACTCGGATTTCTTCGTGGAGAACGCAGCGCACACGATCCGGCGTATCGGTCCGGACATGCCCCCGGTGCACGCGGTGGTCCTGGGGTGCGAGAAGACTCTTCCGCCACCGAACGAGAACCCGTTCACCTTCGACAAGCCGGGTGCCGGGTTCGATGACGGTTTCTTCGACCCGTTCGCTGCGGACAACCCGAACACGGTGTGGATCTGGGACGCGCAGAGCGAGTTCGACGTGAACGAGTTCGCGACATGACGAGAGGCAGCATGGACAGAGTGAGAGCGTATGTGTACTCGGGGATGTGGGTCGCGGACTGCCCACGGCCCTGGTGCGGGGGGACGGAGCTGCTGCACCACCGGGAGCGGGGCGGGCAGCTGATCCGCCGGAAGACCGAGTTCATGTGCTCGTCCTGCCTGCTGTCCGTTCCGGTCATCGAGTGGTGCCCACAGGAGGAAGAGATCATGTCGGTCCTCATGCTGCGACCGGTTCCACATACCCGGAACTGGTACCCGAAGGATCACGAGGGGGCGACTCGGTTCCGTATCCCCCACGGCCAGTCCGCAGAAGACCTGCGGGACGAGAACCGGGCGCACGGCGTGCCCGGAGATGTGCGGGAGGCGGCCTGATGGCCTGGACAGCACCCATGACGGCGGTACCCAACACGGTGTTCACCGCCGCGCAGTTCAACACCCACGTGCGGGACAACCTGAACGAGACGGCCCCGGCGAAGGCCACACAGGTCTCGTCCATTTTCGCTGGCAACGGCGTGAACTCCATCGTGGAGCGGTTCCCCCAGGACACCTACATTGACACTGCGGAGTCCACTTCTTCGGTGGTCTTCACCGATCTGACGACCCCGGGACCGATCGTCACCGTGGATACGGGAGACAACGCCCTGGTCATGATGCGCTGCTCGATGGACAACGATGCGGCGGTCTCCGCATGTCTGGTGTCGGTGGAGGTCAGCGGGGCAACGTCGCTGGCCGCGACAACTGCGCGCGCCATCACCACGGCGGGGCTTTCGGCCGGCGCGCGTATGCGTATCGGCGCGGGGTTCTTCATCCCCCTGACGGCCGGTTCGAACACGTTCACCGCCAAATACCGCGTCAGCGGCAACACGGGGAACTTCAGGGAACGCGAACTGTCCGTCATGCCGCTCTAGGAGGCACCATGGCATCACCGCTCAGCGTCTCCGCGCTGCTCTCCGCGATGGAGCTCGAGCATGTCCGGTTCACGGAGTACCGGGACTGGCGAACGCACAACCGGAACCACGTCAACCCGTGGGGACCGGTCAACGGGGTGGTCATCCACCACACGGCCGGCCACAACGCGCTGAACCTGGTCTATGACGGGTATTCGGGACTGCCGGGCCCGCTGTCGCACGCGTACCTGGACAAGGGCGGCACTGTGTGGCTGACGGGGCACGGGCGCGCCAACCACGCCGGGACCTTCGCACAGAACGCCCACGATGCCGTGGTGCGGGAGGACAGCACCCACCCCCGGCCGGACACCGCGGAACCGGTCGACGGGAACCGGTACTACTACGGTATCGAGATAGAGAACCTGGGGAACGGATCCGATCCCTACCCGGCCGTCCAGTACGAACAGGCGGTGCGGTGGGCTGCCGCCCTGTGCCGGGCGCACGGCTGGTCCGAGCACTCCGTCATCGGCCACAAGGAAGGTACCCGTCGGAAGGTCGATCCGAGTTTCGATATGGACGCGTTCCGGTCGGATGTGGCGGCACGCCTCGCCGGCCCGGGCGCACCGGAGGAGGAAGACGTGCCGCACCACAGGATCTACCGGTCAGCTGATCACACACAGACCGTCCCGGCCGCGGAATGGGAGCGTGTCCGTGTCAATGAGGAGTTCGACGGAACCTCATGGGCGGAAGTGCCGCTCCGAACCAGCTTCGTGTTCGGCCCCTGTTTCTTCACGGCTTCCGCCGGCGTCACCGTTTCCGGGCTGACCGGGGGTGAGGAAGTGAAGTTCCGGTTCTCCAAGTGGCGGGAGACGGAGCCCGGGGTGTATGAGCGCTCCAGTGCGCTGCCCACGGATTCGCCCGTCCAGGCTCTGGGGAACGGGGACTTTACGGTGTGCTGGACGGGTCATCTGACGGGTAGCAGCCGGGAGCGGCTGTGTCTGGAGGTCCTGCATTATGAGGAGACCGGACCGGTGACGGTGTCCGCCGCGCGTCTCGAAGCGCTGTACTGGCCCATGTAGCAGAAGGGGAAAGCATGTCGATGGACGAGCGGATCAGACATCTGATCCGGCAGGAGACGCAGCCCGACAGTTCTGCGGACACGGTGCATGAAGAGGTGCACGCGGTGGCTGCCCGGGTCACCGCGCTGGAGAACGCCGTGTCCGAGCTGAAAGCCGCTGTGGACGCCCTAGTGGAAGACGTGGCGAAGGAACGTGCGGCCCGGTCCGCTGCGTCCCGTACGCGCCCGGCACGGACGAAGGCGGCCGAGTGAAGGTCGTCGTCTATCCGGCGGACCGGTTCGCGTGCGGTCATTTCCGGATGATCTGGCCGGGGGAGATGCTTGCTGCCCGGGGGCTGGACGTGGAGGTGATCAACACCCGTGACCGGAGGGTCCGGCTCCACATGGATCACGACGTGGTGAAGGACGTGGAGATAGACGCTGACGTGGTGGTGTTCCAGCGGCTGACCCACATGTGGATGCGGCAGGCCGTCCCGATCCTCCGCGCCAAGGGCGTCGCTGTCGTCATCGACGTGGACGACGATCTGTCCTCGGTGCACCCGTCCAATCCGGCGTGGGGTGCCATCAAGCCGGGCACCGATCATTCCTGGCACAACCTCGCGGACGCCTGCCGGAACGCCACGCTGGTGACCGTGTCCGCGCCCGCGCTGCTGCCCGTGTACGCCTCGCACGGCCGGGGGCACGTCCTGCACAACTACCTCCCGGCGCACTACTACGGGCTGCCGCGCACCGACTCGGAGCTGATCGGCTGGCCCGCGTCCATCCACTCCCACCCGAACGATCCCGACGCGGTGGGCGGGGCGGTCGCACGGATCGTGAACGAGGGCGCCCGCTTCCGCATGTTCGGGGACAACACCGGGGCCGGCAGGGCGTTCGGCCTGAGTGCGGACCCGGACGGCGGAGCGGTGGAGATGCAGGAGTGGCCCAGGGCCGTGTCCACGCTGGGGATCGGTATCGCCCCGCTGGCCGATACCAAGTTCAACCGGTCGAAATCCTGGCTCAAGCCTCTTGAGATGAGCGCCTGCGGTGTGCCGTGGGTGGCCTCCCCGCGGCCGGAGTACGTGCGGCTGAACCGGATGGGCGCGGGCGTCCTCGCTGAGCGCCCGCGGGTCTGGTACCGCGAGCTGAAGCGGATGCGTGAGTCGGCTGCTCTTCGTCAGGAGATGAGTGCGGCCGGCCGCGAGGTGGCTGCCGGCCTCCAGCTCGTTGACCATGTGTGGCGGTGGGAAGAGGCATGGAAAAGAGCGCTGGACATTCAGCACAATGTCCAGCGCTCCGCGGCAGTGGTGATGTGACGCGCTACTCCGTGTTCCGGTCGGTGGTCCAGGACAGTCCGCACGCCACACAGGCGGCAGTGTTCTCTTCGCGTGCGATGGTCTGGTTCAGACAACCGGGGCACTTGACCCGGTCGCGTTCCCTTCTCAGCTGGTTCCTCAGGTACTCGGTGGTCCCCGCCCAGATGCCTTCTGAGCGGTTGTCGAGAGCCGCTTGAAGGCACCGGGTCCGTACGGGGCACTGTCGGCAGTACCGGGCCTGTGCGGTCAAGGCACAGTCTTCCGCCGTGTTGGGGCTGGCCGGGAAGAACACCTCGTCTTTGGTTCCGTCGCACAACGCATGGTCGTGCCAGTCGGGACGCACTACATCGGTCATCAGGGGCCCTCCTTCCTCGGTGGGTCTGGGATTCCGCAGGGTTTGTCCGCGTTCCGCGCGCCGGTCCACACATCCATCGCCGGAATGTGCGCGGCGCACACGCATACCCCGGCCGCCAGGAACACCGACCCCAGCACCAGCCAGGGCCATGAGGAGATGCCGGCCGCGAGGAAGGCATGGACGCCGGAGAACAGGTCGCGCATCAGGTCGCCTCCTTGCAGAACGGGCAGCGCTTCACGTGGTTCTTCTGCTCCTTGTCCTGAGCCTTCTGGAGTCGGCGAACGGCTAGGTCGCCCTCGCGCTGTGCCGCCGACTGACGCTCGGAAGCGTGCCGCTCAAGCATCGCAGCGAGTTCCTGACACCCCATGATCAGCTACCTCCCTCAAATACCCACCGCGTACCGTGGTGACTCTGCTGGGTGCCGCACCAGCGGCAGCCCCACGGCGTGGGCGCCTGCCGGTGGCGCATGACGGTGCGGGTCATCAGGCTGCCCGGATGATGGGCTCTGGGTCGTCGGGCCAGACGATGCGCGGCGTGACCTTTACGGCGCGGCCGTCGCGGACAACGACCCGCCACAGGTCGCCTGTCTCCTCACCTTCGCACTCCAGGCGTCCGGTGAAGGCGTGGCCGGGGAAGGCGTCGATGGCGGCCTGCACATGCTTGACCAGGTCGTATGCCCTGAAGGCGTCTTCCCATCGAGGCACGAGCGCGGTCGCGGTGCGGCACGTCAGCTCGCCGTCATCGGTGGTGATGATCTTCTCGACGACGTGCAGCGCGACGTTCTGGTGATCGGTGTCATCGGCATAGAACGGGCTGGTGCGGAACTCCCCCCAAGTGAGGGGCGGGTCGATGCGGATCTCTCCGCCGACCGAGGTCAGGTATCCCATCAGGTTTCCTCCGTCTGTACTCCTTGTTGATTTAAGTAAACCATAAACCGGAGAACGAAGCAACCCCAGACCGGTCTCGGTCCGGGGTTGCTAAGGGCTGGTCAGTCGGCAACCATCTGCCACTCACCAGCGAACTCACGCTGACGGCCGACCCGGTACGTGCCGGGCGCGATGGCCAGGAAGCCATGCTCGGGATGCGCCAGGACCGCCTCACACCCCTCGGGAACGGTCAGCGTACCGAGCACCAGATCATCCCCGCGCCCGGCCGCCGCGCCCCACAGGCAGCCGGCCCCGTGCAGGGAGTGGGTGTTGCCTCCGGCCTCGCCACGCACCACCACAGCACCGGCCTTCGGCAGAGTGGTGGTCGCGGGCCCGGTAGTGACGCGCAGAATGCTGACGTCACCCTGACAGGCCGCCCGGGTGACAACAGGAACTTCGGCCTCACGGGCCAGCCAGTCGAAAACGGTGACACCGGTCTGCTGCTCGGTCTGGGCAAGAGTTGCCACGGGATTCCTTCTTTCGGTTGGGTGATGCAGTGAATCCGCCCGCAGGGCTGCGCGCGAAAGACTGTGGGGTCAGACGTGTTTCCAGAGGGCGCCGCGCTTGATGGCCGAGACGACCGCTTGCGACACCCCGAAGTGGCGGCCCACATCGACTTGGCGTTCACCTCGGGCCAGCCGGGACAGTAGATGTGGGATGTCGCTCTCGGTCAGCTTTGAGCGCCCCTGCTCAGACCCTCGTGGCGCGACCGCCCGGCCCTTCGCCTTTTTGTCCGCGTTGTTGTCCGCGATGGTTCCCAAGAACATGTGTGCGGGATTCACACATCGGCGGTTGTCACAGTGGTGACAGACCAGCAGTCCGTCAGGAATGGGGCCGTGTGCGAGTTCCCATGCGACGCGATGGGCCTTCAGTCCCCCCATTGACCCGTATCCAGATGTGGTCAACCCGCCGGTCCACTCGATACACCCGGACTCCCTCTCGGTGGAGTAGCGGCGAAGCCGGTCAGCGAGCGGTGTCCCGTTGGCTGCCTTCCGGGTGACGCCCGGGTCGGCGTGCCGCTGCCAACGGTGATAGTGCATCGGACAGAGGCCGCGGGCCTTAGTTGGGCGTTCGCACCCGTCGTGAGCGCATATCACCGGCGTACCTCCATCGCTGCGTACTGCTCGCGGGTCCATCCATAGAGTGATGCCGCTGCCCCGATGGGGTCGGTGTGGTGCGCGGGCACCGGCAGGCCGAAGCGGTGCCGGGTACCGTCGTGTTCAGCGGTGCCGTTGACGGCCAGAAGGATACGAGCGGGCTCGTCGTATAGGTCGGCCAGTTCCTCGGGTAGGTCGTACAGTTCCAGCTCATGTGGGGCGTTGCCGGGGTCCGGAGCGGAGGCGACCAGAGCCAGACCGGATTCCCGGATGAAGGTGTCCCAGCCCAGGCGTTCGATGGCGCAGCGCCGTACCTCTGCGTTGCGTTCGGCGAGGATGGTCGCGGTGTCCCAGCCCTTTTCAATAAGGTCCTGAGGAACCCGAACGCCATGCCAGAACCAGATGGACCAGCCGTCCGGGTAGGCGATGGCGGGGCCGTCCGGGCAGTGCAGCCGGGCCTGCCCGTCGCGGTGCAGCACGGTGGGGCGTTCGGTAAGAATGACGGCGCTTTCGAAAGGCCACCACCAGCCGGCGGACCGCGCGACACGTATCAATCCGGACAGCCGCTCGGTTTCCGGAACGGTGCAGTGGGCGCGGAAATAATCGTAGAACGCGAGCCATCCGGCGTCGTGCTGCCCGTATGCGGCCCGGTAGACCTGACCCAGGATCTGACCCAGGATCTGATCCCGGACCTGAGTCCGGACCTGAATCCGGACCGGATCCTCGACCTGAGCCCCGACCTGAGCCCAGACCTGAGCCCAGACCGGATCACAGACCTGAGCCCCGACCTGAGTCCGGACCTGATCCCGGACCTGATCCCAGACCTGATCCCAGACCTGAGCCCAGACCTGAGTCCGGACCTGATTCCCGACCTGATCCCGGACCTGATCCCGGACCTGACCCAGGACCTGATTCCAGACCTGATTCCCGACCTGATCCCGGACCTGATCCCGGACCTGATTCCCGACCTGATCCCGGACCTGATTCCCGACCTGACCCAGGACCTGATTCCAGACCTGATCCCGGACCTGAGTCCGGCCGGTGCTGAGTATCCCGGCCGCGATAGCCCCGGCCGCGATAGCCCCGGCCATGGGCGAGTCCAGCCATATCATGATGCTCGGGGGTTCCAGTCCGGCTGCGCGGTAGGCGTCAGCCACCCCCGCTTCGGCTTCGACCCGGTCTGCCGGTCCGGTCGCGAGGCCATGGGCCAGCCACTCTTCACGGACTGTGGCCAGCGCGGCGGTCTGTTCGGCGGTCAGGGTTTCGATCTTCATCGGGCGTTCTCTTTCACGGGGCGCGGCACGGTGTACCGGCCACGGTGCAGGGTGTAGTGGGTGATGCGGTCCAGGCGCCAGGTACGGGCCTGGCCGGTCTCGCGGTCCATGGCCTTGGCGATGATGTTGCCCGCCTTGGTCTCGCGGATGTCGTACAGCTCGATGGTCCGTACGGTCTCCGCTCCATCCGCCCGGACGTAGGAGACGGTGACGGGACGCTGCATGATCAGGGCCCAGTCCAGATCGGTCCGGGTGCGGGTTCCGTGGGCTTTACGCATTCTGTTCCTCCGTCTGTGTTCCTCGATCTGATTTAAGTAAACCATAAACCGGGGAACGACACAACCCCCGGACCGGTCTCGGTTCCGGGGGTTGTGGGTGGATCAGACAGTGGGCAGTCCAACTGTGCCGGTGGGGCGAAGCGCGTCGATGACGGACCGAAGAAAGCCCCACTGCGGGTCCTTGTCCCAGCGGGACGGGGGAACGCCGTCGTAGACGTTCTTGCTGTCCGATCCGTCTTTCTTCAGTTCCGGCCCGCGAACAGCGATGGCCCAGCGGTGTGCAGTCCAGAAATCCTCATCGAGAACGTAGTGAACGGTGATGTTCTCGACACGGAACAGCTTGCCAGCCGAGCTGTATGGGCGGGGGAGTGCAGGACCGTCAGCCACAGTGACACTGCGGACGATCCTGCACTTGTCGGACTCATTGGTCAGCTCCATGGTCTGTTCCTCCGTCTGTGTGGCTGATTGATTTAAGTAAACCATAGACAGATTCAGGCGTCAACCCGGGGAGCGGACCACTTTCCCGCCTCGTCCAGGACAGTCTTCCCGCTGTCCTGAAGCTGTCGCAGTGTCCGGGACACCGTCCCCGGATTCTTTCCGCACTCCCGGGCGATGTCCCGCACCCCCAGCGGACCGTCCGATGTCCACAGGACCGACAGGACACAGTCCGCGACGGACAGCGGCTCCCAGTCCAGGTCCTTCTTGTCCAGGGACACCGTGTCCCGGGGACGGACAAGCCACGCGGACAAGTCGTCCGGGACACCGGACACAGACACCGGACTGTCCGCAGAGGCAGACAAGACCGGAGGACAGTCCTTGTGGACAGACGGGACAGACTGAATCTGTCCGTCCTCCATGTGCCACCCCTTGACCGCGACCGGTCCGCGTCCGGTCCCCCGGATCAGCGCGTGTCCCGGGGCCGGCAGGAGGTTGGCGTGCCAGCCCAGAGCCGTCGCGTCCTCCCCTAGCACGGTCCGCGCCTCCGAGGGGGTACGGACTTTCAGGCAGACCTGGACATTCATCTGTGCGGCGATCTGCGGGGGGATACCCGCGCCCGGACCGGACATGGTGGGCTTCTGCGTGCACCACCAGAGATGGATACCGGCTGCGCGCGCCATCCGCGCCAGGGTCTCCAGCCCGGCCAGCCCCAGCTTGGTACGGAGCATCACTTCAGCGCCCTCATCCACGATGACCAGCGTCTCGGGATGCGCCGGGGTCGGCGTCCACTTGGCTGACTTCCCCTTGATGTCGGCCAGCCGGTAGTTCATCTCCGCCACCAGGCCTGTCACCACGGCTTCCACGTCTTCCGTGGTGTACGCGACCGTGGCCCCCAGCGGCTCCCACAGGGCGCCTTCGACCATTTTCATGTCGATGTACACCACATGAGCCCAGTCCAGGGCCAGCACATCGGCCAGCAGCGGGCGCAGGAAAACCGACTTACCGGCGCCCGACGTGCCGGCCACCAGGACCCGGTCCCGCCACCCCAGAACGACTTCCTCCCCGGTCACGGTGTCGAGCCCCAGGCCCGTACAGTCCGGGGTCCAGCCCATATCGATCCCGTCTGTGGCGGAGCGGGTGCGCAGGGCCAGCTTGGCTTTGCCCTTCCGCCCGCCCGGACCGATCTCCATCGGCATGTCATCGAGCGCGGCCAACAGCGCCCCTACGTCCTCGGTGCGTTTGTTCAGCTCCGGCACGGACCAGCCCCTGCCGAGGTCCAGGTCAGCTACGATTCCCGCTTTGGTCAGCTCGGTGCCGGTCACCGTGACCAGCTCCAGCCCGCGCGCGGGGGCGATGGATTCCCACCGGGAGAGCGCACCCATCAGCCGCTTCTCTTCGCGGGTGGGCTTCAGGGTCTTTACCGGCCCCCGGGCTTTTCCGTTTTTCCTGGTGGCCCGAGTCCACAGAGCGGCGGCCAGAAGAATTCCCCCGGCGGACAGCACCGGAAACCCCGACACGAAAACCCCGGCGGAAAGAGCCGCGCACCCGTCGCCCGGTGCGGCGGCACGGTACCCGACGCGCTTGTGCCAGCGGCGGTAAGCGGTCCACAGCCTGCGGGCAATCTCTCGAGCTCTGACTTTGGCCGCCTTCCGCACCTTGTCGTTCTTGAGCAGCAGAACGGAGGCCAGCACAACCAGTACCAGCATGCCGCCCGATCCCAGAGCCCCGATGACGTCCATGGTGTGTCCCTCCGTCCTGTTGCTGTTGCGTGTTGCGTGCGGCCCGTGTGCGCACGTCAAGGGGGCGGGGTGTGCCTGGCAACGGCAACCCGGCAACGCCTCAGTCTCCGGCCGCCGCGATTTCCTCGAGGCTTGCTCCAAGCCGGATTGCTTCGGCCATGGCCGCGAGTTCCCGGAGCGGTTCGTCATCGAATTCCTTCGCCGCTTCGCGGATCGCTTCTTCCTTCGTCATTGTCTTCCTCCACCGGCCCGAGAACGGCCACGGGCTTTCCGTGGCGGGTGAGTGTCACGGAAAGCCCGGAGCACTTCACCCGGTCCACCAGTTCGGCCAGGTTCTGCCGGGCTTCCGAAACAGATATCTGCATGTACGAATTGTACACGGAAAGAACCCCTGCGGTGAACACCGCAGGGGTTCAGGGGGAGTGGTCAGCGGCCCCTGCCGCTGCTCCGTTCGTTCTTCTCGCGAAGCGCTTTCATCATCCTTTCTCTTTGATCCTCCGGCACACTGTTCACCTCCTCTGAGCTGCCCCCAGAAGTTCCTTCACCTGAGCCGGGGAGCGCCCGGGTCGGTCGTTCCATTCGTAGTACGGGCCCCGCTGCCCGGAGGCCCTCAGAGCGGCGTCCAGGCGCTCCCCGGCCGCCCGCACGGTGTCCATGTCCCCATAACCGAGATCCACCAGCAGCCGGAAGGCTCCCGCGATACATCGGCACCCGGACCGGGTACGCGTCTTCCCGGCTCCGGTCCACCCGTACTTCTCCAGCACCATGGCGGCCAGCCCGATCAGTTCCCGGTCGCTCACGTGCCGCTGTGAACGTGTCTTCCCCAGGCGCCGCAGCGTCCGGTCCGGCAACCACTTCCAGGCCCGTGACGGGGCACTCAGCGCGGGAGCCGGCACGTTCTGGAGTGCCTGCGAGACCAGCTCGGCAGTGGGGGTGCTGACCAGGGGGTGTGCGGTGCGGTGCCGAAGCCAGAATTCGATCTCCGCGACCAGCGTGTTGGGCTCGGTGCGGGTGTTCGTGTTCACCGTCGTGCCTCCCTCAGGGCAAGCAGCTTGTCCATCTCCTGATGGGCGCCCCGGTAGGTCGCCTGGTCACCACGTGCAGCGGCCCGCTGAGCTGTCTGGGACAGGGCCCGCAGCAGCTCCTCACACCGCTGCGGGGTCAGCGCACTGGAAGCACTCATGACCAGTCCCTGATGTGGGACCGCTCGGCAGCCTTGGACAGTTCGCGGTACGTCATCAGACCCTTGATGTCCGGGTGGCTCCGGTCCTCGTACAGCTTCCCCGTGGTGGCGTACACCTGGAGTGCGTCCATATGACCGCACATGGGGGCTCCGTCGACAGGGCTGCGACGGTCGAACGTGTGCTCGGAGAGGTACCTCCGTTCGGGCCCGGGCCACCCCGGGCTCATCTCCGCGATGGCGTAGTAGGTGCTGCCGTGCTTCACGGTCCTGGCCCATTTCCGGGCCTCTCTGCCGTACCGCATGCCGTTCCTCCCTCTCCTGGTCCCCAGCCGGTCTGAAGACTCCCCTTCGCGGCCCGGCGTGCGGGCCGCTCAGGCAACCGTCAGGCCACATCCCGGTTCGCCCGGGTGATCGCCCGGTTGACCGCTTTCACCAGGTTGGCGCGAGCGTCGGTGGGAAACTCCCGGGTCATCTCGGCCAGCATCGCGTCCCGCCCCATTCCCCGGGCCGCAAGTTCCCGGGCGTACTGGGACCGGTTGCGCTGCCCGGACAGATCGTCGTGACGTCCCGGGGGCAGTGCCTTCCGGTCCTGTCCAGGGGGTGTCTTGTCCGGTCCGTCTGTCCCGCTGTCCTTGTCCGGGACAGTCAGGACAGACGGGATGTCCAGTCCGAGGGACAGACGGACATCCTGAGCACGGGACAGTGTCCTGTCTGCCTCTTCCTGCGCCCGGGTCACGACCATGACAGCGTTGGCGTCCTGCATCTTCTCGGCCACCCACCCCATGTGCCGTTCGTCCAGCTTGATACGGGAGCTGTGCAGCACCACGGTGACCAGGCCCTTGGCGACAGCGGAGACAGCGGCCCCCGCGATACCCACCCGGATGTCGCCCTCAACATGCCCGTGCAGGGTGATGAGTGCCATGGACAGCCCCAGAGCAGCCCACCCGAAAACCTGCGCCAGCGTGGGCAGCCGGAGCTGTCGGCCGCCCATCTCGCGGGCGGGACGAGGTGTGTTGCGGGCCAGCCACTGAGCCATGAGGGAGACCACCCAGGCGGTATCGAACACACCCGCGATCAGCAGCGCGACCCAGTACGGGGCGGTGGCGGCCAGCAGTTCCGAGATGGCGACGGTTGACCAGACGATGGCGCCGGTCACCACGGCCAGTGCCAGGCCGGTCATGACACGCCGGACAATTCTGTCCAGGGACAGCGGCGGGACGGGTACCTCAAACTTCTGTGTCTCCGGGACAACGCGTGTCTCACCGTCCACGGTCACGGGGACCATCACGGTCCGGTGAATGGTCTTTGTCTTGGGCTTCTGGGTCTTCATCGTTCCTCCCTCGGTATGGATTTAAGTAAACCAGAGACAAGGACAGCTGTCAACCCGGACG